AGCATGACCGCCAAAAGCCCCTCTGGTTACAGCATTTGTTACTGTTGCTACTGCGGTATTAAATGCCCTCATACTACGCTGCTTTAAGACTTCCGTAAGCCACCCAAGTATCCGCTGCTATTTTTGTAATACTTGCCACTGCGTATTGCGCATTAAGTATCAATCCATTTTCTGAATTTATTGTCACACCACCAGCAGCCACAATAGTACAAGCACTAGCAGAACTTGTATAAATTATAATTGAAGTACCAATTTCAAACGCCACATTAGCATTAGTATCGACTGTGATATTAGCCCCGGTAGACACATTTTGAAGTGTATCAGCATCGGTTAAAGCCAAGGCTTTATTACTAGATACTGCTACAAGACTTAAAGGAATCGGTAGCATCACCCCGTTTTCAAATCCTATTTTAGCCATAGTTATTAATTAGTTATTTATGAAGCATCAGTTGTCACAAGATCAGCTACTGCCATCCAGTTAATATCAGTTGATGCCGCACCTGTAAATGTAATCTGGATGTCTGGTGAACTTACTGAAAAATCACAATCCCATCCTGCCGTAGATTCTGCTGTGTGTGCAGATGTCGTTGAACCAATCTGTGTAAGCGTTCCGTTATCATTTTGGAATGTTCCGTGAAGGACATAACTAGCTGTTTCATCTGAATCCACTGTTTCCATTCCGACAACCTTAACTGTTACATGAATACCTGTATCATTTTCAGAAGTGAACAATGTCACTGATTGCGGTGTTCCATCTGTTGTGTCCCCAGTAATACTCATTGTTTGTTGCGATCCACGCTGTTGCTGTGATGCTGAAACAACACCTTGGTTTGATAGCGTCCATAATGGATTTCCGTCTGTTCCTGATGACATCAAAAGACCTGTCCCAGAACCTGTTGCTGTTTCTGTCACATCAATACTAAATGCTGTATACCCAGCCGAACTAGATTGGTTAATTGTAGGTGTAATTTCTGTAATAACTGCTGTTCCTGAAGACTGTGTGTGTGTTCCTGTACACATTGTAAGGGCACTATCTGCTGCACTAAATGACTGATCCTGGATAGTCAGTGTTGTACTTGCTGTTAATGCTGAAACGTTGTCTGTAGTAAACCCACCCGAATCTAACACTGCACCAGGCGTACCAGCTAATTGCAAGCTAAGCGTACCCGCTGTACCAACATTAATAATTCCATTGGTTGAATGGCTCAATTCTAATGTACCACTACCACTTGCGGCACTAAAGACTCCACCGTCAGTAAATGTAAATACATCATTACCACTACTACCGAGAGTTGCTAGATATACATTATCCCAACCAGTAACATCTGTGGTTGTAAGATCAATCTTTAATCCCCGATAAGTATCCGAACCACCAGCTGCACCTGAATCATTTAATGTTTGTGCGATTTTTATTCCAAAGTCATCCGTGCCACCAGAAGTATATGTACCGCCAACAGTAGCCTTATGTGCGTTAGCAGCAGTTGAAATGGTAAATACATCTCCGCCATCACTATCAACCCTAACTAATACAGCTTCTGCTGCTGTAGTATCAACAAGAAAAACACCGTCAACAGTTAATACATCAGTTACTGCGTCACCGAAAGTAAAGTTACCGTTAACTGTTAACGATGACGGAGAGGGAGAAGAAAAGGCCATACTAAACAGTTACAAAATAGAAATTAAGCGTACCGTTGGCAGAATCACGAATAAAATAAATATTATCCAACCCACCAACCGGGAAAATGTGTGTTGTTCCAGCGGACACCACATAGTAGGGTGTTGAGCTAGCTGCTTCAGCTACTCGTATATCAGTAGAGGGCCTCATAACAATTTCGACAGCATTTGTTGGTATCGCAAGGTTAATCTCGCCTGTTGTGTACGCCAGCGGACTCACCTGAGGTGTACCAGTTATGTCTGATGTTTCCAGTGCCCTTCCTACTGGAATTGCGTTTTGGTTGTCCTCTCTAGGGAGAGATCCAAAGTTTTTAGCCATAGTTATTCATTAAGATCGGGGAATTCTTTTTCCCCATCATCATTTTTGATTAGTGTCGGACATTCTTTCTTATGTCGATGCCCCTTACTACCACAACATTCTTTACCTTTCTTTTCGTTTTTGTTTAAGATTTCTACTTTAGCCTGGTCTATAGATTCAAATACTTCCGTAGCAGTTACAAGACACTTTTCCATTAATTTCACACGTGCAGACTGATCGTTAGTGCGGACGTTCCTCTTGTTCAGTTCGCGATCAATCAAATGCTTTGCAAAGTGTTTTGCACGCCATTCTTCACAAAAGAAGGTCTGACCTGCCTTGATGATGTACGGAACACCATCATAGTTACAAGTAAAATCTTCGTCAGTAAAGTTTAAGAATTCTACAGATTTAATTTCGTTAGCCATATGTTTACGGGAGACGATCTCCGTTAGCGTCTTATGTGGTGGGGTGAGGTCCACTAGTTAGCACCCCAATAGGGGGCAGCCGTAGCCACCCCCATTATCATGATTAGTCGATTTGCAAGTAGATTGCACGATGCTCTGTGTCAACACCAGCCTGAATTGCGTAACCAACTCGTGGTTCGCCAGCTGCGTCAACAACTTCTACTGCACCAGCTACGCTGGTTCCAATAGTTAGGTCAGCACCAATTGCAAGTGTTTCGTCAGCTAATGCTGAACAAACACCGCGTGTCTGAATCCAGCCAAATTCAGTAGCTGTAATAGCTTGGTTCGGAATGCCAATTGGCATATCCAACTGATCTGTGACTGAGATTACTGATTCCTTCCAAGGGTTCATCTGAAGACTTGCCTGTGAAGAAGTAGTCAATGCCACCTTAACTGGCTGTGCCAATGATAGTGTCAATGTTGCATTGGCATCAGCAGCTGGGTGTCCTGTTACTAGGTAAGTAACACCTTCACCCGCAGCGTCATTGATTGTTAGATAACCGTTTGCGTAATCATTAGCAGCGGCAGCAGTAGCTCCCAATGTCACTGTGACACTAGTTGCTCCTACGGCAGCAGCGGCCTGTACAGACATGTTCTCGTGGTTAGCTACGATAGGTTGTGCAACACACAACTTACCAGCACCAAGATTGACTGCACCTGCCTCTGTGTAACGATATACACGACCATCTGTTGTTACAGCCATTGTTCCGATTTTGTGCTTGGCTGTAGAGCTTGTGTCCAACTCACCACCATCGGTCAATTGAACTGGCCCACTTAGAATGCTCATATTCGTTTTGATTAATTATTAGTCAGTAGACTCACTACTATGACGCTTGTGTAAGTGTGATAGATCCAGCGGCCTCTCCAATACCAGAAACAAGCCAACTAGTTCCATCACTGATAACTTCTACCCAATCCCCGACAGCAGCCGCACCATCAGCAAACGTGATTGTATCTTCATTTGCACCTGGTATTGCAGCGCCATCTACTACTACTGAGCCTTCAATCACATTAGCTGAAGAATCAGTTACCACTGTGTAGCTTGCTCCAGAAGGTGCTGCTGTTACAATAAATCGGAATCTGAGTCCTTGTGCCACTGCTGGAAGCGTTGAGACAAACTCTGTAGCAGAGTTCAAGAAACACACCTTCCCTGACTCAGCAGCAGTAAGAACGTTAGTAGCAGTAACGATTTCAGAACCTGTCTTCATCAAAACACCACCAGTACCCTTACCTTGCAACTCAACATCAATGTTTGCGTCACCACCAGTCGCAGCGATTGTTGGGTTAGCCCCAGTTGCCGCTGATGTGATTGTGTATTCGTTCACCGATGTAGCTGCTGAATCCAAGATCAAGATCTCTTCACCTTCTGAGTTATGGAATTCAAATCCAACGTCATCTTCACCTTCACAGCTAAGCACAACAGGATTACCTGTAGCAGCATTAGCTAAACGCATATGATTCACGGCAGATGCTACTGAATCAAATTCCAGTAATTCATTCTCATTTACATCCAAGACATCTAGCAAATCGATTGTGTAGTTGTCTGATGCCCCAGCCATGATAGCCGGGTCATAGTTCCTTCGTTCTAAAGCCATAATTTTATGATTAGATGAATTAAATTATGACTTATATACCAGTAATGCCAGTCAACTTTCCTTGTCGTTTAGGGTTTGTAGTTACTAGCTCACCACCTAGATAGACATGTCCAACGATACTAGCTTGGTTTGTTGGCTTAATCCATCCTGACCATGAGAATCCTAATCCAGGCATGTTACTGTAGTCGTTTCCTTCGATATCACTTGAGAATCGAATAGGCTCTGTGTTTGCTACAGGTAGTCCATACCAGTCGATAAAGTCTTCGTTCAAGAAGTACAATACTCCTGAAGTCGCTTTTTCATCAGCCAATACTGGGAATCCCTTGTAGTCCAAAGCTGTGAAACCAGTTCCACCTTTCAAACCACCTTTTGAAAGACTTACGTCTTTGTTAATACGAAGTTTAGGTTCTAGCAACTGTTCGTATAAGTCCCATACTAATTCAGGGCAGTAAGCCGCTGTAGGCTTAACTGAACCTGATCGGACATCACTGTAAAGTGTTGCCATTTTTGCAAGAGTCAACGTACCGCTTGAAGCAGTAACTGTTGAATCCAATGAATCGAATGATGCTCGTGTCAGTCCACCAATAGTGGCTGCATTTGTACCATCGTCCACGATAGCTTCAAGACCCAAAAAGTCTTTAGAGCTGTTTCCTGTTCCGTCTGAATAGAACAAAGTTCCGATTGCGTCAGCCATGTCTTGTGCTGATGATTCCATTTCAACTTCCATCAAACCAATCACCTTTTCTTGTGTTTGGTTAGCTGATAGTTCGTCAAGTGGAAGCACTACTGGCTGTTCGAAGAACTTTGGAGCGTAAGCAAGATTGCGACGGGTATCTACTGCACTTGTAGTGAAAGTATCGAAACCACTGAAAGACCCACCATTAGTACTTTGACTAAGCTTTACTGGGAATTTCATTTGTTCTCCACGCCATTTCTTTGCAGCACGCAACATGCGTGAAGCAAATACATTGGAGTTTAGAATTGTATCGACGACTTTCGGTGCTAAGAAATCCTGTGTTGTCGTAGTGACTCGGTTACCGAATGCCATATTTAATTAATTATTGATTAAAGAAATCAAACGCTGATCGTCCACGTAGGTCTGAAGATGTTTTCAACTTAGGAGCTGTAGATTCACCTTTTGATTTTGTGGTGGTAGCTGAGGCTACTTTTTTATTCGACGCAGTTTTTGACTTATCAGTCTTGCTTTCTTTTAACTGATAAATTTCCCACGCTGAATCAAAATCTACAATGCCGTACTGATCCATTACTTTTAAAAGCTTGTTTTCATTAAACTCTCCGTGTTGGGACTTTAATTTGTCTAAGCCTTGTTCAAGCAGTTGATCAGCTTGTTGTTTTTCTTGTTGTTTTTGTAGCTGTTCTTGTTGCAATTCCTTCTTCCAAGCTGTTTTTGCTTGTTCGATATCGTTGCGTCTATCGGAAAGAAATTCCCGATAACTAGCTTCATCACCAGCCCAATATTTAGGGACTGCCAACGGTTGATTTGATTGCGAAATATTGTCCATCTTCTGGTCGAACTGCTGAAGTCTTTGCTTCAATTCTTCAACTTCTAATGATCGTTCTTTCGCTAACTCTTTTGCTTCACGAGCACTAACTGTTAGCTCTTTGAAGCGTGGATGTTCATGAAAAGGTGTAGGTTTTTCCGCTTCAGTTTCTTCAGGTTGTTCATCCGTAATTTCCTGATCCCCCTGCTGCGATGGGGCTTCACCTTCTTTTTCTTCGGTTGACGATTCCGTAGTTTCGTTTAGCGTCGCTTCTTCAGGATCACCTTCACCAGGGATACTTGCAAAGAAGTCTTTAATATCTTCTGACATAATTGTCGATTCACAGGTGGGTGAGTTCTGCTGTTAGCACCCGAATACCTTTATTTAGCGTCGTGGCTGCGACGATTAAGCTGTTTCAAAACTTGATTCTAATTCGTTTACACGGGCTTCTAGTGACTTGTTTTCACCACCAGACCCTTCTGCGTCAGTGATTTCAAATTCAAATCCTAGCTTACCACCTAAGTCCCGCGTTTCTATTTGCTTCACTTCTAAGGTGATCTTGTAGTTTTCCCCGACTTTCCACCCTTTAGCGATTGGTAGTTCATCTTCTGTTAATCGCAGTGTTGGTTTCATTCGTCGGCCTATTGCTTCGATTATATCTGGCATAAAAAAACTTCCTATTTATCATAGGAAGCTATATGCCAAATAGAAGGGGGAACTTCCATTGGGCATAAAACTCCCTATGGTCACAGCGTTCCCCCGCTGTATATTAATATTATATCATGTCTTGTTCACTAAACGAATGCTTCTTGTGGTACTACTTGTTCCACTGCTGGTTGTTCAGCTTGAATTGCTTGGTCGCCTTCTTCTTGTAACAAACCACCTGGACCTTGTGCTTGTGCTGATAACCGTTGGATCACACGTTCTGGGTCTGCAATGTCTAGTTCTTCTAACAGGGTTTGTAAGTCAAGCGCACCTATTTGGAATAAATCGATCGCTTCGTTACGTTTTGTTATTGGATCACGTGGTGTCATTGAACCATCTTTTACTGAAATAACCAACCGTGGTGGATTGTCTTTAATGCGCATCCATTCGCTTGCCTTTTCTTCACCTAGGATTTCTGCTACATCATCTTGGTCGTACATGGTTAAGATCATCTGGTACCATTTGTTGTAGACGTTGTCAGCTACTTGTTCTAAGAAGGCGGACACAAAAGCAATACGCCCTTCATCCTGGCCTTTAAGCACCACACGTCCTGTTGCAGTTTCTGTTGCACCACGTTCACCACGTGTTGTTCCATGTGTACCAAAGATGTTGTCTATTTCATTTCGTACATCTTCTAAGTTGCCAGCAACAAACCCTTGTAGGGGTGTACCTGAATCACGGACAATAGCTGCACTAACATTGCCACTAGGCACTAAGATAGTCTTACCCTGTCGCAAGGCTTCACCTGCATTTTTCGCAGCGTCTTTATCAAACACGTCACCTGATACCATCAGTCCTGCGTTAGCACCATCAGCGTTGCGGTCAATCTGCTTCAGTCGTTTGTTGACGATGTCCTGCAAGCTAAGTACCTGTGACAACAGACTGGTGTCATCGTATGGCTTCTTACCCAGGTTAAACACAGACAAGAAGTCGTATGGCATCTTCGGACTACGGAAATGGTTGCTTGGTGCATTAGTGACTAATTCTTCGTTACCAAATTCATCGGTGATAGTTTCTTCTACATCGTCGTAATTGAAGTACGGTGTTTTTTTCTTGTCCAAGACATCACCCTTTAACGTCCAGAACACTAGTTCATCTGTCCACCATTCAACGTATTGGATTTCTGTCCCCAGCTTATCCCCAACACCACTACGGATACCTTCTGCTGAAGCAGGGAAACGTGTGATTAAGGTCTCTGCTGTATCACTGCGTACAAGGCCTATATATTCGCCTGTATAGCCGCCATCATCAATAGTTGATGTGGGGTCCAAGATTAGCTTTTGCGGCCGTTCAGCCTTAACTACGGGGATGTTTTCTACTTCGTCAAATCCTACCTTCACTGGCCCTAACAAATACAACAACCAGTACCGCGTGCAACGACGCAGTACCTGTTTCAATTTGTTTACGTCTGCAAAGTAAATAAGCAGTTCACGGTTATGTGCTGCCCATAGTGTTGCGTCTTCTGATTCGTCTGGGGAAGTGACTACTGGGTCAGGGTTTTGACGTGTCGCAATAGGCAAGAAAGTTTCTGCCGCCATGAATATACGGTTATCCAACTGCGGCTTATTGTCTAAGTCGTTGTTATCAACAACTGATCCACCTAATGCTTCGTGTTGTGTACCAAGCCAATACTTTTCATTCTGCTTTTGCATTTTGACCAAGTCACCGCTTGCTGCATCCCATTTCTTCTTCCAGGTCTTTGCTAACCCGGACAGTTCTTCATCAGATAATTTAAATTGGATTTCTTGTTCAAGGTCGCTAACAACACCTTCCTTGCGTTCTTCTAAGTCGTTGGTACTGACCTTGTTGGTTGGGTCTTGTAGGGAAAAGAACCCAGCTAATTTACTAAATGCCATATTAATTATTTAAGAATCCTTCAGGTTGGATGATAACGCCTTTATGGGCTGGAATATCTGTAGACTTTCCACCTACGAATTCCACCTTTCCTTTGCCGAACCGATCAATACCTGCACGCCAGTAAACTGTACTGTGTACCCAGTGATCGTCAGGGTGGGATCGTTCCCATTTAAATTCTTCCACTCCTAATGAATTACGTTCTTTTACTTTATAGATATTAAGCCAATGCTTGATGTACTGTTCATAGTCTTTGGCATCACCGTAAAACCGAAAACGACGCTGATACATCTCGTCTATAACTAATTGTATCATACGATTGCGATCTACCAAAACGTCACCGGTCTTGTCTTTTGTTCCCCAACGCACTAATTGCATGGTCTTACGATCTTTGACGTAATGACACAGAAATACACGTCCTGGATACTTTTCACGCAGTGCACGCGGTCCTGTGATGTCTGGTAGCGCGTCTACAACTAACACTGACCTGTCGTACATGCGTAACAGCTTTTCTATTTCGCCCCAGTCTTCTGTTTCACCGTAATAGAAGATTCCGTTAGCGTTACCTACCACGTAGTGTTTTTTGATTCCGCTATCACAACCAATGACTACACTGTCTAGATCATACTGCGCCTGGCTGATGCACTGGTGGATCATGTCTGGTGTTACTGTGTTGCCTTCACCAACGTACGGCAAGCCCAGCACTTTGTTCCAAAAGTATTCTTGCGACTTTTCACGGTAGTATTCGCAAATCTTAGCTGCACTAACCCAGGTACACATCAGTAGGTTGATCCAATAACCAGACCATTCCC